GTAGCTAATTATGCTGCACTTGTTGCCTTAGATACCACCACATACGCTGATTTTGCTGTAAAAGTTAATAATGGCTTGAACAGTAGTGTTTGGACTCCTAATGGTGTAAATTGGTTACCTGTCAATGGAATGTATTTACAAGCCAGGTCAAATGTAGCCTCCATTGCTATAACTGTTGCTAACAATGTCACATGGGCAGCAACCGATTCAACGGTGAGTAATGGGGCAGGTGGCACTTATATTAATCTTGCAGGGACTGCACACGGATTAACTTCTGCATCAGTTGGGGCTGCTTTGGTACAGACGAACTTGCCGAATGCTAACTGGCCAGCGATAGGGACGTTGCATACTATTCAAGCCATTGTTGACGCTAACAATATACGTGTTACTACTGCTTGGGTTGCTGGTATGGGATCAAACGCTCCGGTATTTAATCTAACAAGTGAGTATGGTGTTGTGTTGCAAGCAACAGTACCTGCTCTTAGAGCAAATTCTCGTTATATATTTGAATCTGCATTAAAAGGTGGGTTGGTTGCTTCATCATCAAAAGTGAAGGCTACATTGGGCATTAGTACAGGATCCACTGTTCTTACTACGTGGACAGGAACAACAAGTGCGTCAAATAACATCGTTCCCTTCCGTGTTGGATTCAAGAATCGGAACAGTGTATCACAGCAAGATGGCTTATGGGGTGCGTCTAGTAGTGGATTTGCTGCTGGAGGTGCAGCCACAGCCCCTGCTTTAGATATGTCACTAGGAACAGAAGTATTCCAAATAGAGTTACAAGCTAACACTGTAGACAATCCAGTGTCATTACATGGCTACACTATTAAGATAGAGGGTTAATCATGGTAATGTCAATGTTTTCGCCAGCTAAGCCATTCCCAGCCACCGTTGTTGTAGATCCTCCAGATCCAGAGACAGTGGTTTGGGATGATGTTCCTGGCATCTATCTAAAAATTGGTATAGACCAATTAGATAGTAGTACACAGTTTCCTACTAACTATTTAACAAATTTTGGCAATAACAGTTTTCCTGCTTCTGTTTATTATGACTTGTTGCATTATAAATGGCTGCGAGGGATACAGATCGATTTGTTATGGGGAGATGTAGAGACCTCCGTTGGAGTGTATGATTGGACTAAATATGATAAGATATTTGAAATTATAGAGGGATTGGCTGGTAAAGGATTAAATGGTGCTGATAAGAAAGTGATGTTCTTACTTAGTTCTACTAAAGTCTTTGCTATTGATGATGCGAGTAGGATATTACCATCTTATCTATTATCAACAGGTACTGCTTATAGTAACTCTACATCAGGGCCTTTATACACTGGAACAGCAGCAGATCCAACTTATATTGATATGCCAAGATATGACCATTTATGGGGATATGATTCAAACTCTAATCAAGCCACTACATCTGGATTTGGTTATCATTTACGCACCGGGGATTATCGTAATGGACTTACGGGTGTAAATAGAAATAATAATGGTGGGGCAACTGCTGAAGAGAAAGCAATAGGCTATTTAAAAGCAAGGGAGTATGCCTTTTTACAAGCAGTATATAACAGGTACAAAGATAGTCCTGTATTAGCTGGGTTTATTTCCATTGAGCCATCACCGCTAGAATTTCCTGTGGATAGGACAGGAACATTTAATGGTGGGCGTGGAAATGAGGTAGAGTATGTAGAAGCAGATAATTTTGATGGGCGCATACAAAGACTCAAGGATTTGAGACAGATTTTTACAAATCATATGTTGGTTGAGTGTTGTACACATAATACACCATATCAAACTAAGATGACTGTTCCTACTACTAATCTCAATGCGGACTGCTGTATTACCAATGGATTTGGATTTACCGCCCCTAACTTTCATTTGGGTGTTAACACTGTAGGATTGCATAATGCTAGGCGGTATATGCATGGTGAAGTACCAATAGTAGTTCAATGTCAAGGACAGGACATGGAATCAATTAAAGGTGTCACTGTCCCTAATTATTGGCAATGGGACTATACCCCACCTGATTATGGGGGTACTGCCGCTGCTGGTGTTAATCAAGGACACCCAACCACCAAGATATCTGGAGCACCTTTACCTAATAATGCCCATTTAGGTGCAAATGGAGGGGGTGAGTGGGTTATTAGACGTAGTTGGTATTTTAGAGCTAACATACTGGTGTTTCAACGCATCACTGGACACACTGCAAAACGGCCTTGGACGTACCCTGAGTTTGTACAATATATGCAAACAGACACAGTGCTAACAAACCCGCTTTCAGGAGTGTTAATTACTAATGATCCCTATGGCGGTATGATCTATACGAAACCAACTAGGGTGGTGTAAGCATGCCTTATATGAAAAATGGAAAGCGCGACTACAAAAAGGAGCGTGCTGAAGAAAAGAAGGATGGGGATAAGCGTGGTAAGGAAAGGGCTATGCGTAATAAAGCCCGCCGTGAGGCGGGTTTAAAAGTAGGAGATCCTAGAGAAGCCGATCACATAAAACCTTTAGCTGAAGGAGGTAGTAATGCTAAGAAAAACGTTAGAGTTGTATCCGCAAAAGCCAATGCCCAAAAAGAAGTCAGGCGGAAAAAAGCAGAAGCTAAAAAATGACCATTGAGAAATTATGGGGAATAGTAAACCCCTTTAGAAAACTGGCAGTGCTCCTGAACATAATTATGAGTGCTGTTGTTACTTATTGGTGTATTGATTACGCCACTATAGCTGTCCATGTAGGTGCAGATCCAGGTGGTACAGCATCCATCATTGCTGCAATTATGGTTCCAAATGGAATTGTAAGTGGTTTTGTTTCTAAACTATATTTTGATATAAGGAAGTAATATGAATTTTATTAGTACATTAAAATTAATTTTCAGTGTTCTACCAGCGATTATTGATGCAGTTAAAACTATTGAAAAAGCAATACCAGAACCAGGCAAGGGTGCTGAGAAGCTTAATTTGATTTATAACATCTTAACTACTACTTATGAGCAAAGCAACAAAGCATTTGGTACATTCGACCAAGTGTGGCCCATAATTTCCAGCACTGTACAAGCTACAGTGAATGCATTTAATTCCACAGGAATATTTAAGAAATAATTAATGAAGGATAAATTCCAATTAATTAGGGAAGCTGCTGAGAATGATATAAGAACATTTATCAAGCTGGTAGCCCCTTACATGCACTTGGGGGCGGTGCATGAAGAACTTCTCTTGTGGAGTACAAGGCAGGAAGGGTTAGATAACAAGCTCATCTTGATGCCTCGGGATCATCTAAAGAGTAAAATGGCTGCATTTATAACGGCATGGTGGCTCACCAAAGACCCTACAGAAACCATTCTGTATGTGAGTGCCACAGCAGCACTAGCCGAAAAACAATTAGGACAGATAAAAGGAATATTAGAAAGCAACATCTATCGAAAATACTGGCCTGACATGATCCATGAAGATGAAGGCAAACGGGCTAGATGGACAACCAGTGAGATTATAGTAGATCATCCTAAACGTAAAGAAGAGGGTATTTCAGATCCTTCTATTAAAGCTTCAGGTATTACAGGATCTGTTACAGGATTTCATGCTACAATTGTTGTATTAGATGACCTTGTAACGCCTTTAAATGCGTATACAGAGGATGGAAGAGGTAAGGTGGCATCTCTCTATTCCCAACTAGCTTCAATTGAATCTGCGTCCTCTAGAGAGCTTGTAGTAGGCACTCGCTACCATCCTAAAGATTTATACAACGAACTTATCTCTATGAAGGAGATAATGTTCAATTCTGAGGGAGATGAAGAAGAAATAGAAGTGTATGAAGTGTTTCAACGTGTAGTGGAGATAGATGGGGAGTTTCTATGGCCTCGCACATCCCGTAAGGATGGTAAGTCGTTTGGATTTGATGCACCTATACTAGCACGTAAGAAAGCTAAATATATAGACACCACACAGTTTTACGCACAATACTACAATGATCCTAATGACCCTGGCAGTCAAGCAATTGACACCACCAAGTTTCAATACTATGACAAGAAGCTATTAGAGAATATAGATAGTTTCTGGTATATCAAAGAGCGCAAGCTTAATGTTTATGCTGCCATCGACTTTGCATTCTCACGTAAAGCTAAGGCCGATTACACGGCTATTGTTGTTGTTGGTGTTGACAGTGTTAATAATTACTATGTTCTTGACATTCTAAGATTTAAGACAGATAGGATTAAGGAATACTTCGACAACATTCTAATTGCCCATTCTAAATGGGGCTTCAGGAAGATACGGGCAGAGGTTACAGTAGCACAACAATCCATTGTATCAGAGCTTAAAGAGAGCTATATTAAACCAGCAGGGATAGCCTTATCTGTAGATGAGCACAGACCATCAAGACATGAGGGAGATAAGGAAGAGCGTATCGAAGCTGTCCTCGTTCCTAGATATGACAATATGCAGATGTGGCATTACAGAGGTGGTAATTGTCAATTGTTAGAGGAAGAGCTTGTTCTTCGTAGACCTCCACATGATGACATTAAAGATGCATTAGCCAGTGCTATTTCCATTGCAAAGGCTCCAGCACAACATCACATAAGAGAACAAACCAGCAATATCATCTACAATAAGAGATTTGGGGGAATACAGTAATGGTAGGAACAGTAGCCACAGTACGTAATATACAGAACGTGCTAGACAGAGATAAGGATTCTCTAGCCTCTAGTTTGATTTCAATGTACTCACAATGGAGAATACAACGGGACGCATGGGAAGCAGAGAAGAAAGAACTACGTAATTACATCTTTGCTACAGATACCACTACTACAACTAATAGTACACTTCCTTGGAAGAATAAGACAACTATTCCAAAGATAACACAGATACGAGATAACCTTCATGCTAATTACATGGATGCTTTATTTCCTAATGATGATTGGTTGGTGTGGGAAGGTGATAGTATTGAAGCTGTAGATGTAGAGAAACGCAAGGTGTTAGAGACTTATGCCAAGAATAAGGCTGTAAATTCAGGTCTTAGGTCGGTCATTAGTAAGTTATTGTATGACTATATTGACAATGGAAATGCATTCGCTGAAGTGATATGGGTAAATGAAACACATACAGATCCCGTGACAGGTGAAGAAAGCACTACATACATGGGGCCTAGAGTCTTACGTATCTCTCCATTTGACATTGTGTTCAATCCTGCTGCTGTAGATTTTGGAAAGAGTATTAAATTTCGTAGGTATATGAAGTCTCTGGGTGAAATCAAGAAAGAGATGAAAACTCGTACAGACTTACAGTTTGATGAGAAAGTGTTTCAGCAAGTGATGGACAAACGTAGGGAACTGTCAAGCTTTAATAAGGAAGATATTGATAAAGCAGAAGGATATCTAGCAGATGGTTTTGGTACGTTGTCAGAGTATTATGGTAGTGGTATTGTAGAACTAATTGAGTTTGAAGGTGATTACTACGACAGTACCAATGATGTACTTCATGAGAATCAAATTATCACGATCATTGATCGTACACAAATCATACGTCAAATAGACAACCCTAATTGGCTTGGAAAGGATAATAAAGTACATGTAGGATGGAGAGATAGACCAGACAATCTTTATGCTATGGGGCCTCTGGATAATCTGGTTGGCATGCAATATAGACTAGACCACCTAGAAAACTTTAAAGCAGATGCAATGGATCAAACCATTATGCCTCCTGTAAAGATAATTGGTGATGTAGAACCATTCACATGGGGGCCAGGAGTTAAGATTCATCTGTCTGAAGATGGTGATGTTGTTCCTATGCCACCAAACTCCACAGTGTTCCAAGTAAACACAGAGATAGCCTACTTGATGCAGGTTATGGAAGAAATGGCGGGTGCTCCTAAACAAGCTATGGGTATGCGTACACCTGGAGAGAAAACAGCATTTGAAGTACAGAGCCTAGAGAATGCAGCAGGGCGTATATTTAATAATAAGATACTTAAGTTCTCTCAAGAGATGTTAGAACCTATTATTAATTTGTACATTGAAAGTGCGAAACGTAATTTGTCAACTAAGGATGTGCTTCGTGTTGTAGATAGTGATATTGGTGTTGTAGAATTTATGGACATCACTAAAGAAGATATTACAGCCAAAGGTAAGCTACGACCAGTGGGTGCTAGACACTTTGCTGCTAGAGCACAATTGATACAGAACTTGACAGGGATATTCAATAGTCCTATTGGTCAAATCATACAGCCTGATTTATCTCGTAAAGCCCTCACAGGTTTGATAGAAGAAGTGTTAGGACTGACCAAATGGCAATTGTTTAGAGATAATATTGCGGTTGCAGAGAAAACAGAGACACAAAAACTGTTGAATGAAAGTCAACAAACTCTTAATAATGAAGCAGTTACTCCAGTAGATGAGGGAATGCTTAACACAGAAGAATAGAAATGTCAAGATATTTCTTGACTTTTTTATCAATTTGTGCTATAATACTTTTATAAACAATGAAAAACATTCTAAAAGATCCACAGGAGTTTAAGAAACTCTCTACAGTAGAAGTAATCGACGTAATTAAAGCCCAAATCCAAGAGCTTAAAGGAGTTAGTGAGCGAAGCGTTTTCAACAAAGACAATTTCGAGAAAGCATCCTGGCCCTACCTCCAAGCCTATGAACTAGGCTTTCAGAAAGCTCTTAATCAACTTGAAGAATTTATAAATATAAAACATGACTGATATTTTTAATGGTGCTGACCAAGCCCCCGTAACACAGGAACCTTTGGTTCCAAACACTCCAGTAGTATCCACAGTTCCACCAGAACTAGCTGAATACGTAGGAGTTGGTAAGAAGTATGCCACTATTGATGACGTTCATCGAGCATTCCCTAATGCACAGAAACACATCTCTACTCTTGAAGAAGAGAACAGACAAATTAAGGAAGAGCTTGCTAAACGTAAAACA